TGGAAAGATATTCCCAATGATTGCATATTTTCCTACTGTATCTAAAGTAGCTTTCTTTGCTGCTGCTGTTCCTGCTGCATTATAAGCAGTGGTTGCATTTGTGTCAGCTACTAGTAACTGACTTACGTTTCTTGGTGTAAACATTTTTTAAAATATTAATTGTTTCTCTGGTCTAGTTGAACTTTCGTTTGAAGTGCTTCTCCTTTATACGCTAGCATAGCTAGTTGTACAGCTCTATCAAGTATCTCTCTATGAAATTCTTGATCCAAAACACATTCTGAAATGGTAGAGATTCCGTCAACTGAAAGACCCTCACCAGGTGCAATTCCTTCTAAATCCATTAGTACAATAGGTATAGGGTACTGGACGTATCTAATTTGATAAGTGTGAATTGGCTTTTCTGTAACAAGCTCAACAAATTTTCCACTATCATTAGATTTCATATCTAGTCTATACCCATTCTGACTATCTGGTCTGCGAAAGGGATTACGCATATTTTGATGATATTCATCGTACTTTATAGGTACGATGTCTATCTTACTATCTTTTGTACAGCCTGGTTTATTATAAAAGGCTGATTCATATTTAATTAAAAAACAATCTTTAGGAATTCCGGCAGTGAAGGAGTTATCAGATATACCGCCAGTCAATACTGTAGGTGTTACCTTATAGTCTTTAATCAACTCTCTCATATCTACTCTTCTCTTGTCAGATCCTTCAAATGAAGTCCCATACTTATTGCCTGGGCCATTCACTTCTTTAATTAACTCCAATTGAGCTTTAGTAAGAAATACTGATTTTTCATACCCGTCCAATTCTGGTGCTCCTAGTGAAGCAATACTGTCGTATAATATATCAAATTCATTATTAAACTCTACTGTTGTCATATAACTATTCTTTAATGTTGTCTAATCTTGAAAGGATTAGTTCTTTAACTTCGTTATTTAATGGATCATTAAGGAAGTTTACCACATTCGATACCGTGGCAGGTTGTCCTTTTCCAGTTATAGGTAAGCCGTCTTTTGTTTCATACGCTCCTTTAACTTTCTTGATCACTCCAGCTCTCTCTGCATTTGCAATTAGTACTTTAGTCTCGAACTGCGAGTCTGCTATTAAGGTATTAAATCCTTCTGCTTTCTCATCTACAATTCTTTCTACTTCTGTATTCAAGTACTCTAGTGTTGCATTAGCGGCTACTTTTTTACCTCCCATTAGAAAGATAATAGCTGATAATACTTCTCTGTTTCCTTCAACTTTACTAAAGTTTTTCCAAGCTAATTTTGTTTTGGCTAAGGTCTTACTCTTAAGTCTTACTTCCTCTCCTTCGCGTTCCATGTAAAATTGGTAAGCAATAGTCGGATGTTCTTTAAACTGTTTTAAAGACGGTGCAATAACTGTATTCCACCCTAGCAACATTTTATATTTTAGGTAATCTTCTGGATTAGTTAAATTCAGAACTATACCATCTTTTTTCAAAGTTACATATCTATCGTCCCAGAACTTACTGTACATTGATAAACTTGCTCCTTGAAATACTTTTTCTTCGAAGAATTCTTTTTCTTCTGATGTAAGGATGTTTTTCAATCCTCCTCCTCTTAGCGGTGGACAAGGGAATTTTCTATAAGACCCATCTAACATTCCTCCACTTACAATATGATTATCACTAACGTCTGCAGCAATTCCTACTTTACGACTAATGAATTTCACAACAACTTTTTCATCAGGCAAGTCAAACCCTTTTATTTTCTCTCCCATTATAATAATTTTAATATTTTATGAAAGGGGCACAATTAAGTACCCCTTAAAAATTCTTTATGACTAGTATTGGTATAATATACTAGGAACTAAAGAAGCCGTTCTTGACGGATCTTTAACCATAGCACCTAACATACAGTAACCTGTCATAGTTGCACTATCTTCCATTCTACCCATACTTCCACCACCTACTTGTCCAGTAAACGGATTACGGAAACCTGCTTGGTAGTCGCGAATATCTTCCATACCTTTTACAGCAATCTTTTGGATATTAGGCTCTTCTTGAGATCCCATATACAAGATGTCGTATCTGTATGATTCAGCAACACCACCAAGTGGATGTTCAATTTTATTACGCACTTTATCATCGTACATAGGATCTACTTCCACCATCACTTTGATGCTGTTAGCAAATTCGTACTCTGTAAACTGGTAACCTCCTTTTAACGAATTAGAGTGTAACTTACTAGAAGCTGCTCTAACTGTTGCAGGGTTTTGTGCATTAGATTTTTCCCATGCAGAACCGTCTTTGTCGACTGCTCTTGAGAATTGTGCTGCACCTCTTTCACCTGTACGTAAAACGAAAGTTCGCTCAGCGAAATCGATTTTACCTTCAGATAAGTTATGTAACATATCTTCTAATACTGGAAGACTGAATGTGTTATATAACACAACGTTACTAACGTCCATTTGCTCACGGATACCTGAACCAGCTTCAATTTTAAATCCTGATTTACCAGTATTTAAGAATTCACCGTCTTCAGCTCTGTTTGATTTACCAAACATAGTTGTGTAAGCTTTTAACCTAGAAAGACCTTGTTCGAATCTCCAAAATACTTCTTGTTGCCAAACTGTACTTGTGTGTTTCTTACCGTTCTTGTCAACTGATTCTATATTAGCAAACAAAACATCGTTGTTGTTTGATTTATAGTTAATCATGTTACCAGGCATTGTGTGCTCTACTCTCAATTGAGAAATAGTGTTCTTCAAAATAAATGGAGAACTGAATCCTATATCCGCACCCTTGATAGACATAGTTCTTTCTACTGGCGCTCCTTCAATAGAGAATTTCTCTCCATACTGAAGTTCTGTACCAGGTACACCTAATAAGGTTTCTGAACCACCCCAAATCTCTACAGAATACTTAAATTCTCCTACAGCTATTTGTTCTGGTTCTCCTAGGATACGATATTGATATAAATCCGGTTTGTTACCCGCAATTACATGAACATCTGTAAACCACTTTTCTCCGAAGATTAAGTCAATAACTCCACGACCTCCACCTACGGCGTCTGCGTCGTTAGCTACTGCTACTCCTCCTACTTCCGCTCTAATTAGAGGGATGTTTCTTTCATGTGCTCCTACTAGTTTCCAAGTAAAATCACCTTCGTCATCGATGTAGTGTAAAGGGAACTGGTTTAAAACTGTATCTAAGTTTTTCATTCCAGCGCTTTGTAACAGCACACCTGTAATTTTAGAAGCCACCTGAGGTTTACTTTGAAAAATAGCACCTAAGTGATTCCTAGTTGTTAATCCGGACCAATGTTTTCCTTTGGTCATAACATACTTTGCAATACTCATTTGTTAATAATTAAATTATTGTAGTACTCTAACGTTTTATACCTTAAGAGAAAAGAGTACATTTCTTCTCAAGAAGGTGGTCCCCATGCTACGTATCTTCTGGAAGAATTAACTCCCCTATATCCAGTAAGTGGGATTCTCCATCGTCAGTAAATGATGGATTACCTCCTCCACTTACATGGGTTGATTGTCTTAATGCGGTTTCTAAGTCTTTCGTTGCCGAAGAAGCTTTCTTTCCTTTGAAATAGTCTATATCTTTAAAGCCATTTGTAACCTTATATAAGTAATATAGTTTATGAGAGTAATCCACTGGGTTTTCTCTTTTAAATTTCATTAGTGAGTTTTCTGGTACTCCTGTTTCAGGGTCATTAGAGACTATTTTAGTCATCTCTGTGTACACTTCTTTTCTCACATTATCAGGAACGTCCACGCCTGCAAGCACTTCTTTAGATTCCAATATTTTCTTTTTTAAATCTTCTTTATCAGATTCAATCTTATCTGTCTTAGCTTTTGCTACTTCTAGCTCTTTGCCTTTAGAACGCTCGTATCTGTCTTTTACTGCTTTAACTAAAGCTTCTTTAGCTTCTTTAGCATCTTCCAAGTCTTCTTTAAGACTAAAACTTCTATTAGCGTACTTACTTGATTTCTCTTCTGAATATCCTTTAGATAAGAAATCTTGATAAATTAAATCAAATCTAGCTTGTTTGTCTTCTTCAATTACTTTAGTGTCTATTGACTCTAATTGATCCATTGACTTTTTGTATAAAGCTGCTGTATCATTTGATACTCCTGCTCTCATATCCGCTAGGATTGTTCTTTGGGCATTCGACAAGTCTTTAAACTCCTCTTGCTCTATCTGTTTTTTTAATACAGATACAAGTCCCTCTACATCTTTTATATCCTTTAAGGAAGAATCTTCTACAGAAGATAAGACGCCTTGTTCTTGTAAAACGGTGGCTAGTGTCTGATAAAGTTGGGGAGAGGTCCCTTCATCGGACTTTTCCTTACCTTCTGTAGAACTACCACTTACTGCATCCGGACTTTCACCCTCGGCGGCTTCCTCATTTGGGTCAGCGGCTGCTGCTGCAGCTACGTCATCTCTTTCTTTTTCTGCGGCTTTATCCGCAGCTTCTTGTTCTTCAGCGCTTAGCTGATTAGGATCTACACCATCTACTACTGTATCTGATGCTCCTCCTTCTAGATTTTCTAAATCACCGCTCATAAATTCTAAATCTTCAAAATTTAGATCTAATGAGTCAGTCTCTCCCGTTACTGCCATCTTATTTGTTTGTATTTGTTACTGGTTTCTTGTCAGCTATATAACGCTTAGTTGTGTCATCCATCTTACCTTTAACCATATCTTGATCAAGTGCTTTTAATTTCAGTAATAACTCATCACTACGTTTATCCTCCGCTAACGATATTGTTCTTTCCGCGATGCCATCATCATTGTTACCTGCCTCTTGGATATCCATTTGCTCTCTCTTCACTAAATTGTTAGCGTCAATTTCATACTTTTTAAGTAATCTATCTTTATTCTTGTTATTGTCTTCTCTATCTAACATAGCTTCTGCTTGTGCTAATTTAGCTTCCTCTATTTGTTGATTCTGCTTGCTAGCTTCAGCTTCTCTCTGTGCTTGATCATCTTCAGACTGCTCTATCTTATTACGCATATCTGCTAATGAAGGACTATTAAATATATCTAACACTGTTGAGAATCTACCTCCATTTTGCATAAAGGCTTGTGCCATATTCTCTGTAACCTCTCTAATTTTCTTAGAGTGTTGAGAAGATGTCACTGTTATTCCATAGTCAGACTCATTTAGTAATTCACCATCTATAACTAAAACACGTTTAGTTAAATCGTCTGCTATATAGTTTAATTTCTTAGTATTTCCTTTTAGAGCATACTTAGCTGTTTCTAAAAACGTAGCTAGTACTCTTTTCTTAACTTGATCATGTATGTTAAACCACCACTCAGTGATATGAGAAGATTGTGTAACTGCTCTCTCAACGCCACCAACTGACTCTCTGTTAGACACTTGCCCTTCTCTCTGTCTAGAGATACCTGCAATTTCGCCCATTTCAGCTTTTATAAACTCTAATAAGTTTATGTGTTGTTGGATATAGTTACCAGTTTCAAGATCTATAGCTCTACTATTTGTAGAACCATTTAAGTTACCAGCAAGTTTACCTTGCGCGGCACCTTTATTACCTTCTTTGAAACCATCTACCATACCTATCCCCATATTAGTAGCTTGTTGCATCCACTTTTCTGGTTCCCATCCGTTTGGTATAACGGCACTATCTAATAGTAATATTTTTCCTAAGTTCTTAGCGATTGCTTTATTCAACCTAGCCCAAATAGCATCATATAAGTATTGGTAGTTTTTCATCTTGTCTACCAGACTTATAGATCTTCCTTGATTTGTATTATATACTTGTCCTACTATTCCAGGATAACATTTAGATGGATTAGACATATTTACATATTGTATCTGTCTAGGTCTCATCTGTAGGTAAAGGTCTTTACCAATCTTGGTAGCTTCCCACCATTCGTTAACCCACATCTTAGTAACTTCCTCACCTTTCTCTTCGTCAGGAATATATTCTTCGTTTTCTATTCTATGCTGTGTTTCTCCTAAGTTATCATAGTATTTAACTTTATAGATCGCTTTTTGCGACTTCCAAAGTAGTTTGATAACTCTTATATCTCCTTCTTCACTTGTGTAATCAGAAGAAAACATATGTCCGTTGATACTAGCTATATTTGCATAAGAGTCAAATATACCATCTAAATCTCCGGTACCATTGTCGAATAATAAAGGATTATTATGGTCATCAGTATAATTCCCATCAGTACGAGACGAAGAGGTATGTCCCGTTATATAATCAATATCCTTAGGCTTGAGGTCTTCATGGAATGTGTCTATTATTCGACCTGGTGACCAGTGATCTTCAATAACTATAAGATCGGAGTCTTCTATTTTATTAGATCCTCCGCTCCTTACTGCTCGGACTTTAAGTCCGTTCAACCTTTCTAGAGTTGGCTCGCCTCCTACGACATCGCAGGAATAAATTTCTTCTCCATTAATCAAAACATCTTTGAACCCCTCATTGAATTTTAAGTCAAATTCTTCTAGTTCATAATAATGTTTCATAAGTAGATTAGCCATACGCTCTCGCATATCTTGATAATCGTACTTTAAATATTTTTGTAACCCTTCCATTTTCTGGTTAACCTCCTCTTCGCTTGTAGCAGAAGATTGGATCATTGCAGATAGTTGGGATAAAACTTCTTGTTTCTTGCCATCTTCCTTCTCGGTGATAGCATCTGGAGATGTAACAGTAAAATGATAATCAAATTTTCTATTAATCTCTTCTCCTATAAGTACGTCTATCTTAGGTGACATTATAGGGTGGTGTGGGACTGCTGTAGGTATGTAACTGGCATCTACCTCATTAGGGTTTAATGCTTTTGCCATATCTTTTGGAGAAACTATTCCACTATATAATAAGGTATTACTAATCCTATTACTTAAGGATTGGCGTACTCCTTCACTATTGTACAAGGAGAATCTCTCAGCTTGATCAATATTATCCTGTCTCCACTTCTTATTCTTCAGTTTATAACTAAGGCGCTGCCTCGGCGCACCTCTTTTTACACTGTCATTCATTAAACTTCGAGTTTTAATTAATATACACAAAATACCGTAGAATAGGCTTATTGCTACTCTACGGTATATAGCCATAATGTGTTGTCGATTACGCTTCCCTTTTTTCGAACAACATTTTAACTTTTTTTAGTCTCCTATCCTCATTGTTTGAGGATCCCCAAAAACTATCATCTGCCCAAGAGTTTGCTTGGTCTGCAGACTCTTTTTTCATAGAAGTAACTTGTCTTAGTTTCTCCTCTCTATATATAAATAGCATTCCCATAGCTGATACCATATCGTAGTTACCATCTGGGTTCCATACTAAACATTCTTCTAAGTACCTTAAACTACGTACTCTATGTAAATTCAATACTGGAGCTTCGTCAGACTCTGGGTCTATCTTAGTAGTATTAGTTAATTGCCAAGATACTTGTAACTGTCTTCCCCATGCGTTTATAGGAGCAGTAGCTCTTGTTCCTTTAGATGAATTAGCTGTAGGCTTCATAAAGTCCATCTCTTTTAATATATCCGGAGTATCTGCTAAGTAACTTAATACATTCTTATTCTTAAAGTAACTAAATAGTCCTTTTAAGTTATTCTCGTAATTAGCTTTTGCATTATAGAATATTAACAATTTAATTGCTTCCTCATAACACTCCTCAGCTTTAGGATGTCTTCCTACATACTGCGCTACTAATCTATCTGTAAATAAATCAAATATTGTTATACAGAATAAAGAGTCTCCTTCATCTTGGTCTATAGGGTCAATTCCA